TCTGGGCGACAGGGGTCACACCCTGGCACCCCCCAGTAAGAACAAGTCTTTACTGAGGTTCTCGCCTTGCGGCGAACAGTTAGCGGGGAAGAGGATTTCGATCCTCTCAAAACCGCTAGGTACTCAACTTTGTTGCAGAACGAAGGTTCCAAACCAAACAACCTGTCGCGAAGAGGAAGTGTTTTCACCTCCTTCCAGCTCCAGGACCATTTGGCCCGGTTCCAACGTGCAAAGTTGCTGCCCATAAATGCTCCTTTATCAACCGTGAAGGCTGAATCGGGAGGTCCATGAAAAGGTCTTACAAAACGGACCCGCTCAGGACAACATTTAATTAAGAAGGGCCGTATATGGTCGAAGAAGTCCATACACAGCTTACCTCTTAACGTGGCATTGTGGAACTTAAACAGGTCCCTATTTTCTAAGAACCTGTAGTCCAAGTACGCTGGACGTACGTCCAGACCGCCATACCAATCTGTCCCACACGACTCTCGGAAGGCCCCCGTTAGGAAGGTCTTCTCCGAGTTATTCCTGAAGCCTATAAATTGGAGCAACTCCAATACAAAAAGGGCCTCAGACTGACGCACAACGATGTCATCTCCGTAGACTAGGAAGTCATCAGAGATGCGGTTTGCGCTGCAAACAGCGTGACAAACCGAGGCAAAGATGAGCGTTTGGAGTGGAAAACAGAAGCCGTTGCCCATCGATACAAACTTCTGGTAACTTTGCGAGTCACCTTTGTATCTATAACGATGGGATCTGAGACGATCAAGAAGATCGTACCAGTCTGGTGGCAACAGGTCCTTAACGAGCTGGGTGGCAAGACTGTCACTAGCTGCGGAAAGGTCGATAGTACAGTACGGGTTGAACCCGCCTAGACTACCGAGACGAGCCCATTCGCTGTTAAGCGCTTGGTTCTCGAGATCAATTCCGAAGAGGCGAAGGCGCCTCCTCATGAACTGATCAACACCTTTTTGAAGGAAGCCATTCAGCATCGGCTCAGACGCAATAGACCTAAAAGTCTTATACGTCTTAGGTACGAAACTAACTTTATTGTGTGATACCAACGCAACCCTAGCCGTGACTCGACTACGAAATTCTTCATAGTCAAGACACACAGGTTCGGAACCAAGAATAAGGTTCCTAAGCTGCTCGTGTCTCCACAAAGCGGGGATCGCGTACGAGAGCGCCGTGGGCGAACAGGACCAGCTTGAAGCCGCAAGTTTGCGACCCAAGTTGGTCAGATTTCCGGTCACCCCCACACTGGCTCCTGGGCCGAAGTCGCAACCGTCATATATATCTAACAGAGGGGGGCTTTCCCCCAAGACTGCTTTGATATAACTACGCATCTCACCTAGGTAAGACGTGTAGAGATACCCAGAAGCACGCATTTCGCGGAACTTCTGGTTAATTACCTTACAGCTTTCCTCAGACTGCTGGAATTTCTCCCAAGCAGTGCGTTCCGGATTAAAACCCTGAACTTCAGAATCGCTATAAGGATACTTCTTGACGAGAGCAACAAATTGATTCCATACGTACAAACCTTGTACGCCGGGATGCACTGCAACCCGATCCGAATCAACTAGAGGTAGAAGGCGAGTAAAATCCCGATTCCTGACGAAACCGTCAAGCAACCGGAAATCTTCCTCACCAACCACCTGCTTCACCCAATAAAGGGCCTGAGTAAGTATCTTGATATGGATGTCAAGGCTACTTTTAGCTAAGGGCATTACGCCCTGAACTTTGTATCTCTTCATTGAGATACCTCAGAGTGTGTTTGCGTTATTCAACAACAGAAAGAGGCCTATAGAGAACCCCCACTCACGTTTCTGATAAACATAAACGTTAAGAAGATTCTCGCCTCCAACAGACGTCGAGTAGGAACGATTGTCACGAAGACTATCGTACCGCATTTCTGCGGACTC